CTATTTCTAACCCCAATGTCTTCTCACAAGCGCAGCGTATTGCTTTGGCTCAAGCTCAATTACAGATGGCTACGCAAGCCCCTGAAATGCACAACATGCATGAAGCTTTCCGCCGTATGTACGACGCTTTGGGCGTTAAAGACGTAGACAGGCTTCTAAACGCGCCTAGTACGGCAGAAGAGATACCTAAAGACCCTGCGCAAGAGAACATTGACGCTATTGAAAACGTTTCTTTGAAGGCGTTTGATGGGCAGAACCATGATGCGCATATCATGTCGCATTTGTTGTTTAGCGCGTCGCCTTTGGCCGGTCAGACACCTTCTATCATCTCTGCGTTGCAAAAGCATGTAACCGAGCACGTGAAGATTAAATCCGAAGAAACGGCTATGATGCAGTTTATGCAACAAAGCCAGGGTCAACCTCCTACTGACGATCAGTTGCTTGATATTGAGATGATGATAGCTCAGAACATTGCACAAGAGCTGCAAGCAGTTCGCCAAATGAGCCAGCAGATAGCAGGACAAGGTCAGGAACAGCCGCAAGGTCCTGATCCATTAATTCTGCTGAAAGAGAAAGAAATAGGCATAAAAGAGCAACAAACTATGGCCGATATTGCTAATGACCAAGCTAAATTGGGCTTAGAAGAGCAAAAGATGGCTGAACGCAGTCGCCAGTTTGATGATCGGCTACAAAGCCAAGAACAAATGGCGGCACAACGATTAGACGCACACGCTCAACGAGAGCTGGTACGATTAAGAGCAAACCGAAAAGGATATTGATATGAAATATAATCAGACATCAACAACCCGAACTGTGAGAAATAGAGGCGGCCCCAGTCGGCCTGCTCCTAAGGCAACTCCTTTTGAAGTTATAAAAGACCAAGGGAAAGTTCCTTTTAATGATTTTAAAGTAGTCCCTACCCCTAAAAACCTTGCTAAGGGCACCGTTACAACGGGAACTAGCCGTGGTATGGGCGCTATGTTGCGTGGTGGCGGCTTTACAATTTGTTAGGAAAGTACAATGGTAGCTAAAACAACCTCCGTCAAGAAAGGTTTCCATCGTATGCCGGACGGCACAATCATGAAGGATTCTGCTCATTCGGCCGATGGACCGGGGCCTTTTAAAGCTATAAAAGTTTTTAGCCCTATTATTCGAAGGCGTCAACGGTTTTTAGGGACGTTATAAAGCCGTTTCACTATTGTTCTAATAGTGTACTACTGACAAGTATACGATATACTCTGATGATATAGGATTATCCTATACGGAGGGGTTATGGATGATTTAGATGTCGTTCAATTCGTTCAAAAGACGATAAAAGAGCGCAAAAGGAATGTTTTAGACATTCTGGAGAATAATGGAATCAGTTCGATGGAGCAGTATGCTTCCCTTATGGGCGAAATGACTTCATTAACACATGTAGAACAGGAACTCTCGAGCCTACTTGAAAAACAGGAGCGTTACCATGATTGAAGTACCCGGTTATTTAGCCGCAGAAATAGAAGCTGAGAAAAAAATTAAAGTTGTTCCCGCCAAAGAACCAACTCCTAAAAAGGAAGAAGTTAAAGAAGGCGCAGAAAAAATGTACGTAGAACCTGTGCAACGGGTTCTAGATCCTACTAAAGCTGATAAAGCTATGATAGATCGAATGCCTCAACCGACCGGTTGGCGTATGCTCATTCTCCCATATCGCGGTAAAAAGATGTCTGATGGCGGGATATATATTCCCGACAAGACGCTAGATGACGGCCAGGTTCAAACGGTTGTTGGCTATGTCCTAAGGCTAGGCCCTTTGGCTTATGCTGATAAAGAGAAGTTCCCAGATGGACCGTGGTGTAAAGAGAAGAGTTGGGTTGTTTTTGCTAGATATGCTGGATCAAGGTTCCGCATAGAAGGCGGCGAAGTTCGCATCCTTAACGATGATGAAGTATTAGCCACAATAGATGATCCCGAAGATATTATTAGTTTTTAAAGGAGCTTGGTATGGAAGAGAAAAAGAAAGAAACTAGTGTAGATGATGGCACGGTTGACATTGAATTAGGGGAAGACACGGAAGCGCAAAGCGTTGAAATAGACGTTGTTGAAACCCCTGAAACTGAGGAATCCGGCGAACACGAAGAGTATTCGCAAGGGGTTAAAAAGCGTATAGACCGCCTTACAAAGAAAATGCGTGAAGCGGAAAGGCAACGTGAAGAAGCATTGCTTTACGCTAAAAACGTAAAAACTGAATCTGATCAAGTAAAGGCAAAGCTTAACACTGTCGATCAGGGGTACTTAAATGAGTACGGAGGCCGTATTACGGCTGAATCGACTGCGGCAAAGGAGGCTTTTAAGCGTGCCATTGCGGTAGGTGACCCCGAAGGTACTTTGGCGGCTCAAACAAAACTTAACGAACTGCATTATGCAGAGACTAAGTTAAATGAAGCCAAAAGGGCCCAAACTCTTAACGTTCAACGACAAGAGCAAGAACAACAACAACCTCAAGCGCAGCAACCTCAACAGGCCCCCCAGGAAGCCCCGGCTAAGGCTGACCCTCGGGCTGAAAAGTGGGCTGGGACTAACGAATGGTTTGGAAACGACAATACAATGACGTTTGCCGCGTATGGGATACACAAACAACTCGTTGACGAAGCATTTGACCCCACGGGCGATGACTACTATGATGAGCTGGATAAACGAATTCGAGAAGAATTCCCACACAAGTTTTCAGATACCGGGACCAAGCGACGCAACGCCCAAACTGTCGTTGGAGTTTCCCGCAGCAATTCATCACAAAAAGGGCGCAGACAGGTAAAACTCTCACCAAGCCAGGTCGCGATAGCGACGAAATTAGGTGTGCCACTAGAAGAATACGCGAAATATGTCAAATAGGAGACGACGATGACTACAAAGAAACAAGGTTTTGAAGGAATTGATCGAACTTCTCGCGCTAATGACAGCAGGGAGAAAGAGAAAAGGCGTAAGCCTTGGGCTCCCCCATCCATGTTAGATGCACCACCTGCACCCGAAGGGTACAAACACCGTTGGATACGTACAGAGGTTCGTGGTTATGATGACCGCAAAAATATCTCCGCACGTTTAAGGGAAGGATACGAGCTTGTAAGAAAAGACGAATATCCTGACTTTGAAGCTCCGGTTGTTGATTCAGGTAAATATGAAGGTGTGTTCGGCGTTGGAGGACTCTTACTCGCACGTATACCAGTAGAAACTTTAGCGGAAAGATCAGCGTATTTTGCTGGTAAGTCCCGAGATTTAATGGATGCGGTCGATCATGACATGATGCGAGAAAATGCTCACTCAAGTATGGCGATCAATAAACCCGACCGTCAATCTCGTGTAACTTTTGGTGGCCCTCGTAAGGAGTAGGCTGCCCCCTTTAGGAGAGAAATATCGTGGCAAATACAGCAACTGCCTTTGGTCTTCGACCTATCGGACTAGTTGGAAGCGCAGTTAATTCTACCGGTGTAACCGAGTACGAAGTTGCTTCTAACAACACTAATGCAATATTTCAGTATGGAATTGTTATTCCTACTGGAGCTGGAGTTATTGATCAAGCTGGCGATACTGCCGGTGGAACAGTAGCTGCATTAGGTGTCTTGATGGGAATTATGTACCAAGATGCAACACAAAAAAAGCCAGTTTGGCTTAACTACTGGCCCGGTTCAGCAGGCGTTTCGGTGGATACTAATTATCCAGTTAGAGCGTATGTTGCGGACAATCCAAATCAACTTTTTCAAGTTGCTTCGGACGCCTCACTAACAAACCGTGCTACGGCCCTTACCCATGTATTTTCGAATGCGTCTTTGGGTACTTCGGCTAGAGTCGGTTCTACGGCTAACGGCAACTCTAATGCTGCCCTGGGCGTATCCACTATCGCGAACACAGCTACGCTTCCGTTGCGTATTGTGGGCATCGTTGATGATGAAGCAAATAGCGATTTTGCCGCTGCGGGTATCCCGTATGTTGTACGCTTGAACGCTCATTTCAACTCAAATGCTTCGCGATTCGATTCACAAACCACTTCATTAACGACTGGTATTTAAGAGGGCTAAATCATGGCTATATCTCGCGCACAACTAGCGAAAGAGCTGGAACCCGGACTAAATGCTTTGTTCGGTCTGGAGTACGATCGTTATGATCGTGAACATGCGGAGATCTTTGACGAAGAGTCATCAGATCGCGCATTCGAAGAGGAAGTAATGCTGTCAGGCTTTGGTACTGCCCCGGTTAAAAACGAGGGTAATGCCATTACGTTTGATGACGCGCAGGAGACTTACACTGCACGGTACACCATGGAAACTATTGCCTTGGCGTTCAGCATCACTGAGGAAGCGATTGAGGACAATCTTTATGATCGTCTTGCAGCTCGCTATACTCGGGCACTTGCTCGTTCAATGTCACAAACCAAGCAGATTAAAGCTGCGGCGGTATTAAACCAAGCGTTTAACACTGCGGTTCCAATAGGCGACGGAGCGGCTCTTTGTTCAGCAGCTCACCCATCGCTTGTCGGTAATCAAGCAAATCTTTTGGCTACGCCAGCAGACTTAAATGAGACGTCTCTTGAGTCTATGCTCATTAACATTGCTGGTTTAACTGATGAGCGTGGTTTGAAGAT